AGGTTTACCACACTATATTAAATACTTGGGAAGCCTTAACTATATATATAACGATCACATTGCCCCTCATGATATCGAGGTCCGTGAATTGGGTACGGGAAAGTCTAGGCGTGAGACTGCTTACGATCTTGGTCTCAACTTTCGTGTGTGCCCTAAGCTACCTATTGAAGACGGGATACACGCTGCTCAACTTTTATTACAAAGGTGTTATTTTGATGCTGAAAAAACTAAAAAAGGCCTGGAAGCGTTAAGACAATATCACAGAGCATATGATGAAAAGAAGCGATCTTTTAGGCCATCTCCTATTCATGACTGGTCCAGCCATGCTGCTGATGCTTTCCGATATCTTGCTGTGGGTGTTCGGGAAATAAGAGATCAACAAAGAGCTCCGCAGAAATATGCCGACAGCAATTACGACCCTTTAGCAATTACTTTAGAATGAGATAAGAATGTTTGATAATATTGGACAAGGTTTATTAACCAACCCTGTAACAGGGGAAGCCGCACCTGAAGGCATGATGTATAACTTAGACTATGCGACAGGGGAATATTTACTAGCAAAGAAGCCAGAGAGATTAAGAAGTCCAGAAGATATATTAAAAGAAGAACCCGTGGATGTTGCTCTAGTAGCTGGTGACAACGAAATTGATCCTACTGGTAACCCAATGGATAGCACGAGACCTAACCAAGTTATATATTCAAACCGCAGTTTAGTTATCGAAGCTAGACGAAGATTATTTAAAGCTTATGGCCGAAGAAAAACAATAGTAACTGGACCAATGGGGTTAATAACACCAGCACCAGTTAACTACAGGGTTGCCACAACACAACAAAATGCAAATCAACAAATAGCTGATTTTGAAGCTATGCAAGAAGGACAAGAATAATGGGTGTTAATTTAGATTTTAGCTGGATGGAAGATTTACCAAACTATCAATCTGTAGCTGATACAACTTTGGCATCAACAGGATTAGATACAAGCTTAGTAAGTACATATAATGCTACTGATCTGGGAAAGACTGTAAATAATGCCACGCAAGAAAACAATGACACTATAGACAATGTTTCAAACACTACTGACACAAACCTAACAAATTTCGATTATAGCTCTACTTTAAGTAATTTTGATTTCTCTAGTTTATACAGCGGAGGTAGTTTTCTTGATCTCTCATCTTTAAACAATATGGATTTTTCTACAATCCTAAATGGTGGTGTTAATGATGTAGTGGATGCCGATAACAATGAAGGCGATAATAATGTTGAAGCCGATAATAATGATGACGTTGATAACCTTACAACCGAAAACAACAACACAGAAAATAATTTAGATGAAGAAGAAAATTTAACAACACAAAATAATAATGGCGATGTAGATAAATCAACATGGTCTTCTGTATATGGTGAAACCGCAACTGTAACTGAAAACACATTTATGAACTTTGACGATATTGATCCTAATTTAGAAAACAGCGGATACACTCAAGCTACAATGAATGGTGAAAAAGTTTGGGTCTATGAAATTAATACAGCTGATTATACTGGATCATCTGACATCGTAGGTAACACAAGCTTTAAAGTAATTTTAACTGAAGATGGAAAGGTTATTAATAAAGCTGGAGGTTTATTTACCGAAGAAGATTATACTATAGAAAAGTGGGATGCTAGTGATAAAGAAAAAACTGGTGAGTGGTATGATGACTACGATAACTATACATCTTTTAATGAAACTTACTTTAGTATCTTTGGAAGAGATATAGACCAAAAAACATTTGAAACATTATTTGGAAACGAAACATTTTCTGGTTTTACTACAGCACAACAATCTGCTCATTTATTCTATACAGCTGGTGGTGCTGATAAAGATAGATTATTAGCAATGATTACCAATGGCGATTTAACTCCATCCCAATTAGCTGCCTTTGGTGTTAATATGCAAACCTTATCAGATGTTTGGGATTGGGATTTTAATCTTAATCAATCTATGAGCAAAACAATAGCAGATAAGAAAAAACTTGATGATGAGAAAAAGAAAGAAGCTAGCAAACCAAAAGGCTTTGTTATGCCAAAGAATGTTGTTCATATAGGTGATGAAGATGCTGGTAAAAAAGGATTACGATTTACTGGAATGGGAACAGCTGGAAGAAATTATGCTTCCGATCCTTTCGCTGGATCAGGTTTACTAAGTCAACCAGTTTTAAATACACCATCGTTAATTGCTAAAAAAACAGCAGCAAAATCATAGGATATAAAAATGGCAACGGACAAAGCATCAAAGCTCGTAAAAAGATTTAGTGCATTACAATCACAACGATCAACATGGGAACAGCACTGGCAAGAGCTTGGTGATTATGTTGCTCCTAGAAAAAGCGATATAGTTAATACACGATCCCCTGGGGAAAAAAGAACAGTTAATCTTTTTGATGCTACAGCTGTTCATGCTGCCGAATTATTATCTGCAAGTTTACACGGAATGTTAACCAATGCTTCTTCTCCATGGTTTAGTTTAAGATTTACTTCTCCAGAGTTAGAACAAAGCGATGAAGCAAAAACTTGGTTAGATAGTGCCACAAAACAAATGTACAATACTTTTCATAGAAGTAATTTTCAGGAACAAATACACGAACTTTATCATGACCTTATTGTTTTTGGTACGGGTGTGATGCTTGTTGAAATGGATGATGAGTTTGATATTCGTTTTTCTACAAGACATATTTCTGAGTGTTATTTATCTGAAGATGCAAATGGAAGAGTAGATAGTGTATTTAGAAAATTTAAAATTTCAACTAGAGCTGCTGTAGATAAATTTGGAAATACAGCTTCTCTTGCAAAAGCTTTTAAGAATGATCCTAGTGACGAAATTGAATTACTTCATGTTGTTACTTCAAGAACAGATAGAGATGTTACTAGGCCAACTTCTGATAACAAACCTTTTGCGTCAATTTATATAAACCCAGAAACTGTAGAGATAATTGCAGAAAGTGGTTTTGACGAATTTCCATATATGTGCCCAAGATATTTAAAGGCAAGCAACGAACAAGGGTATGGCCGTAGTCCAGCTATGACTGCATTACCTGATATTAAAATGCTTAATAAAATGTCAGAGGTAACAATTCGATCTGCACAAAAGCAAGTCGATCCTCCATTGATGATACCTGATGATGGTTTTGTATTACCTATCAGGACTGTACCAGGCGGATTAAATTTTTTCCGATCTGGAACTAGAGATAGATTAGAGCCCTTGAATATTGGGGCAAATAACCCACTCGGTCTTCAGATGGAAGAGCAGCGTAGACAAGCAATTCGAGCTGCGTTTTATGTGGATCAGCTACAGCTGGGCGTGGGCGGGCCACAAATGACAGCGACTGAAGTCCAGGCTCGATCTAATGAAAAAATGCAACTACTTGGTCCAGTATTAGGAAGGTTACAAGCCGAACTTTTACAGCCATTAATTAGTAGAGTGTTTATGATATTAATGAGAACAGAAAAATTAGCACAACCACCAGCAATGTTACAAGGTGGGGATGTTGATATTGAATATGTTTCACCATTAGCTAAAGCTCAAAAACAAGGTGATATGCAATCTACAATGCAGCTATTTGAAATGATGCAGCCATTGGCCCAAGTCGATCCTAAAATTATTGATTTCTTAGATATTGATGGAATAGCTAAACATTTAATCAGGGTGCTTGGTATACCAGCTGAAGTAACTAAGGGTGAAGAAGAAATAGCTGGCATTAGATATCAAAGGCAACAAGATCAAGCCAAACAACAAGAACAAATGAAACAAATGCAAGATGCGGAAATGATGAATAAAACAGCTCCAGCATTAAAAGCTTTAGACGGAGAATAAAAACTTAGGAGGAGAGAATGACAACAGAAGAAGAACTATTAAAAAAATCGCTTATGACAAAGTCTAATTATGAGCAGCTTTTTAAATCCCATACTGGGACACAAGTATTAAATGATTTATCAAAAAGATTTCATGTTTTTACTTCAACAATTCCTACGGGAGATATTGATCCGTATGAACTCGCTTATGCAGAAGGGCAGCGTAGCGTAGTCTTATGGCTTTTAAGTATGAAAGAGCCAAAAGAAAAAGAAAACCCAAATGATATTCTTGCCCAGATATCAACAGAACCAACATAGGAGAAAATATGTCTGAACTAGAGGTTGCCGAACAGGCAGCGGTGGAAACATCGTCTGACGGTGCTAGTGTTCAAGATTGGAGGTCATCGCTTCCAGAGGAGATAGCTACACATCGTTCATTAGAAAATATAACTGATGTAGGAGCATTGGCAAAAAGTTACGTTAATGCACAAAAATTAATAGGAGCTGATAAGGTTGTTTTACCTGGTAAGCACGCAACACCAGAAGAAAGAGCTGAGTTTTATAGTAAAATAGGAAGACCAGGAAGTATTGATGATTATCAGATTGATGTTGTCGATAATACACCTGAAGATGTTGTTAACTTTTTTAGAAAAGCTGCATTTGATAGTGGGTTAACCCAAGAGCAAGCTGATAGTTTTTTTAACAACTATAATAATTTTGCAACTACTCAATTAGAGACAAACACAAAAGCATTAGAAAGTTTAAGAGAAAATGCTATTCAAGAATTAAAGTCTCAATGGGGTGATGCTTATGATGATAGGCAGCAATTAGCTACAGCAACAATAAATGAGTTTGCTGGTAGTAAAGATAACGCCAATGCAATGGCAACTATGAGAATGGCTGACGGAACTATGCTTGGAGATAATCCAAACTTTGTTCGTCTTATGTCTGACATTGGAAAATTTATGACTGACAAAATTAGCGAAGATGATCTTAGCGGAATGAAATCTAGCGGTGCATCAACACCAAATGAAATTCAAGCTGAGATAGCAAAATTAATTGCACCTAATACTCCGTATTGGGATGCAAAACATCCAGAGCATGAACATTATGTCAATCAAGCTTTAGCTCTTCGTGAGCAAATAGCAGAATTAACTGGCGATGCCAGTTAGGTTTAATAGTAGATAAACTTCGGTCCTACAATATTAAATCTTTTTAGAGGATAAGCTTTTGCCCCTCCGTTTTAGTGGACACGATAGTCCTTTTTTATAATAGGTCTCACATTTCGTGAGGTAACCGTTTTTTTACTTATATGGAGAAACAAGTGAGTAATCAAATAACAACCGCATTTGTGCAGCAGTTTTCAGCTAATATTGATCTGTTGTCACAACAAATGGGATCACTTTTCCGCAATGCAGTAAGAGAAGAAAGCATTAATGGCGAAAAAGCATTTTTTGATCAAGTAGGTTCAACTGCTGCGATTAAAAGAACTTCTCGTCATGCTGACACACCATTAGTAGAAACACCACATTCAAGAAGAATGGTAGTGACTGAAACTTATGAGTGGGCAGACTTGATTGATGACAGCGACAAAGTTAGACTTTTAGCTGATCCTAAATCAACATATGCTAGAGCTGCTGCTGCTGCTATGGGCCGTGCAATGGATGATAGTATCATTTCTGCTGCAACTGGTTCTGCACTTACAGGAAAA